AGGCCACAATGCGCCATTAGACATTTCGACATAGTGTGTGCCATGCACAAACCCCATGCGATTCATTCTAGCCTTGATCGCTCGGGCATAGGTATAGGATCGCTTGTGGTCTGAATCGCTCAGGTACAGACTAGGGTCTGTGGCGTGATTGTAGGCAGAACACAGACCGAGAATGGTAGTCCCTGCTTTCCACATTGACCCATTGGATTTATAGACAACAAACTGTTTCATGGTTTCCTCACTTGGTTAGAATGTCAAAATACGCCAGTGCCGCCATTGTCAGGCAGAGGCCGATGGCGATGGCGAGAATGTAGTCTAGGATGGATTCTTTCATGATTCAAGCCCCAATTAAATGTAATTATCTTCCATCTCCAGCACCTCATCACTGTCTAGCTTCAGGACACGGGAGACAAGGTAGCTGGCATCGTTGAATTCGACACCTTCACTGGTGACGTACTCTAGCACAGCCCAGTTGCTGTGTCCCTCGCTGTGCATGGATTTGATATTGGCAATGATGATAGGGTTCATGGTTGAGTGCTCCGTTGGTGATGGTTTCATTGTAGCCCCCTTGCGAGGGCTGGCTATAGGTGTTTACCCTGAGTGACGTTCAAGGTATTGCATGAGCTTCTCGGCCGTGTCGTAGTCGTCCCTCTTGTCGCCCCAGGCGACCACATGGACGCCACGCTGGGTGGTTCCGAAGTAGCGTCCCACGTCTGACCCGTTGGACACATAGTCCATGGGCTTGATGAAGCGATCAAAGACCTTGGCGTTGATGGTGGTGATGTTGTGCATGATGCCGATCCTTTGCAAGTCTGGGACTGCACTGCGCCTTCCCATTGACTCTACTGTACCACTGTTTCCCTGGTTGTGTATTAGGACAAACCCTAGGTTTTGCATCTTTTTTGTGGACTGTCAGGATACTGTATAAGTATCCAGTAGTGATGTGTTTCACGTGGAACAGTCTCCGAAGTACCCTTTATAGGCACCTACACTGCCCCTCACATGCCCAATTGAGAATGATTCTCATTTAAGTTTCATGCACTTTTGTTGCACTGCAACATGCTATTGAGAATCCATTATCATTAGCGTTAGTGACCGGCTAGTCAGTAACTTGTGAGTCAGCACTTACTAACTTTAGAGTCTGGACTCTAATGTGCTAGTGAGTACTCACATAGGGGGGGGGTGTTGCTTTAGTGTTTACTTTTGCGGATACCTCTAGCGCTTACAAAAAAGTAAAACTAGACCCTAAAAGTAACTAAATAGTACATTTAATTGGGGACAGATGAGATCACGTAAGTTATTGAAAGATAAAGACAATTAGCTACAGAAGACATAATTTAACATAATATTGTAAAAGGAGACCTTAGACGGGCAGGCGTGCACCCTGGAAGGGGACTATAAAGTGAAGCCTTAAACAGTAAAAAGACAATAAATCTTAATCTTTTGTCATAAAATGCTTGACAAGTGCATAAAAGTATGCTATAGTATCTTTATAGTATACTTTATAGCTTTAATGTATACTTTAATGTACTCTAATGCGTTAAAGTAACTTTAATGTTAAATAATAATTATTAATAAATATATAAGATATACATTAAAGATACTTTAAAGCTAAAGGGGTATCTTGGATTTTTGTCTAAACAACCATGTCCCAAAGGATAAACATGGAAACAGAACCGAAGAAACGTGGTCGTGGAAGACCCAAGAAGGGAGAGATTGTCGCCCTTAAGAAAAAGAATACTGGTGTTGTAGGTCGTCCCAAGGGTGATACGGCTATCATCAATGAGTACAAACTCAGAATGCTGAATTCACCCAAGAGCGCAAAAGTGCTTGAGGCCATTTATGACGCTGCTTTGGATAATGAACATAAAAACCAAGCTGCTGCCTGGAAGTTGATTGTCGATAGGATTGTCCCTGTCTCAGCTTTTGAGGCTTCAAAGCAGGGCGGTAGTACCCCGAGCATCAGTATCAACATTTCTGGTCTCCAAAGTCCTTCTGTGGGCCTTGATGAGCCTATTGAGATGGTAGAGGACGTGACTGACGTGGAAATCAAGGATTACCATGACCAGTCTTAACTTCCAACTTTTGCGGTGGCAGCAAGAGGTCTTTGGATCTAAGAAGCGGTTTAAGGTGGTTGCAGCAGGTCGTCGATGTGGTAAGTCCAGGTTGTCTGCTGTTACGTTGTTGATTGAGGGTTTGAATTGTCCTGACGGTTCAGCGGTGATGTATATCGCTCCAACGCTGGGACAAGCACGGTCGATTATCTGGGACTTGCTCCATGAGTTGGGTAGGCCAGTGATTAAGTCCAGCCACGTGAACAACCTTGAGATCACGTTGATAAACGGACGAAAGATACTGGTAAGGGGCGCTGATAATCCAGACTCTTTGCGTGGTATGTCTCTGACGTATGTGGTCCTAGACGAGTGTGCATTCGTTAAGCAGGATGTATGGGAAAAGATTATCCGAGCTTCTTTGTCTGACAAAAAGGGTAGAGCGTTGTTTATTTCTACTCCTTCTGGTAGGAACTGGTTCTACGATGTGTTTAAGCTGGGTCAGGAAGAGGATGAGGAGTGGAAGAGTTGGCACTTTACCACCAAGGACAATGAAACCATTGATCCAAAGGAAATTGAGGCTGCTCAGAAGACTCTCAGCTCTTTTGCCTTTAAGCAGGAATACCTGAGTTCCTTCGATACCGCAGGAGCTGACGTATTCAAGGAAGAGTGGTTTAAGGAAGCTGAAGAACCTCAGTTTGGGGCTTACTATGTTGCAGTGGACTTGGCTGGGTTTGAGGATGTGGCTAAGAATGCTGGAGCATCCAAGAAGCGATTAGATGAGACTGCTATTGCTATTGTTAAGCTTTTGGATAACGGTGATTGGTGGGTTCATAGCATTGAGCACGGTCGATGGGACATTAGGCAGACTGCTGTCAATATTCTAAAAACCATAAGGGATTTCCAACCGAGTGCAATCGGTATTGAGCGAGGAGCATTGAAGAATGCTGTCTTACCTTACTTAAACGATTTGATGAGGAAGAATAACATCTATGCCCATATACATGATCTTACTCATGGAAACAAAAAGAAGGTGGACAGAGTTATCTGGTCACTGCAAGGACGCTTGGAGCATGGTCGAATTACCTTTAACGAGGATGAAGATTGGACTGAGTTTAGGGATCAACTCATCATGTTCCCTACCAATGGTGTGCATGATGACCTAGTGGATGCTTTGAGTTATGTGGATCAGCTTGCGGTTGCTAACTACAACGCTGATTATGAGGAAGATGAGTTTGAAGTTCTTGACCCTATAAGTGGATACTGACTATGAAACAAGGATTGTACGCAAACATCAACGCCAAGCGTAAGCGCATTGCCGCTGGTTCTGGTGAAAGAATGAGGAAACCTGGAAGCAAGGGTGCTCCCACGGCTCAGGACTTCAAGGACTCTGCCAAGACCGCCAAGAAGGGAAAGAAAAAGAATGGCTACTGATCCAAGACTTGCTCGTGCTGGTGTTAGTGGTTACAACAAACCAAAGAGAACACCAAACCATCCTACAAAAAGTCACATTGTTGTGGCTAAGGATGGCGATGAAATTAAAACAATTCGCTTTGGACAGCAAGGCGTACAAGGTTCTCCTGAAGGATCGGCCCGTAACAAGGCTTTCAAGGCTCGACACGCACAGAATATCGCCAAGGGGCGCATGAGTGCGGCGTACTGGGCTGACCGCGTGAAGTGGGGCGGTAAATAATGCCGTTTCCTTTAGAAGTTCCTGATACGGTTTTTAAAAACGAAAACAATCGATGGGTTCGTTATTGTCCACAGTGTAATAATCAAATAACGCATCTGCGCAGAAATTATTGCATTGGTGCTCATAATATAGAACAACCTTGTAAGGCTTGTAGTAATAAAACTAATAAAGCCTCAGGAATGGTCGGGGCAGTTCGTCTTGCTTGGTACGAGTCTTTTTCAAAAAGTGCTCTTGTACGTGGATACTCTTGGGATTTAACACCTGAACAGATTAATGAATTGTATGAAGAACAGAATGAAGTTTGTGCTCTTTCTGGACTGTCAATCGGCTGGAGTAAAATAGGATGGGATCACACAGCGTCTATTGATCGTATTAATAACAATGAAGGATATTTTTTAGAAAACATCCAGCTTGTACATAAAAAGATAAATATGATGCGTGGCACTCTTTCTGTAGAAGAATTTACAGAACTATGCGCTGCGGTTGCTAACAAAGTTAAATGGTAAGGAAACACAATGGAAGAAAATGAATACGAAGGCTACGAGGAACCGACCGAAGAAGAGAACGGTCTGGTAGATTTTGTAATCGGGCATACCAACCGTTGGCGTGACTACCGTGACACTAACTTTCTAGCTGACTGGGATGAATACGAGCGTATCTTCCGTGGTCGCTGGAGTGCTCTTGATAAGACAAAAGAGACTGAGCGTAGTCGCCTGGTGTCTCCTGCAACGCAGCAGGCTATCGAGACCAGGCACGCTGAGGTCATGGAAGCTATCTTTGGTCAAGGAGAGTTTTTTGACATCAAAGACGACATCATGGATGTGAACGGTAATCCTCTGGATGTTGAAGATATCAAAGCAAAACTGAATGAAGATTTTAAACAAGACAAGATTATCAAAGCTATTGATGCTGTTGAACTCATGGCTGAGATCTACGGCACTGGCATTGGTGAGATTCTTGTCAAGGAAGTAACTGCCTTCCGCCCTGCTACTAAGCCTATCCCTGGCGTGGCTGGTACAGCGGCTATCGGTGTTGAGGAATACAAGCGAATCAGTGTTCCTCTAAAGCCGGTTAATCCTCGTAACTTCCTGATTGACCCTAATGCGGACAGCATCGAGGATGCGCTCGGAGTGGCGATTGAGAAGTATGTCTCCATCCACAAAGTGGTTCAGAACATGGAGAACGGAACCTATAAGAAGGTTGACATTGGTTCTGAATATGGCACACAAGAACTGGAGCCCACCCAAGACGAGACTCAGTACCAGGATGATAAGGTCAAGTTGTTGACGTATTATGGTCTGGTTCCCCGTGAGTATCTTGAGGGCGAGCAAGAAGGTGAATTTGAGGATTTATTCCCTGAAGGTTCAGAAGCCGAGGATTATGCTGATCTGGTTGAAGCCATTGTAGTGATCGCCAATGACGGTATCCTGTTGAAAGCTGAAGCAAACCCGTACATGATGAAGGATCGTCCCGTGGTGGCGTATCAAGACGATACGGTTCCTGGACGCTTCTGGGGTCGTGGAACGGCTGAGAAGGCTTACAACATGCAGAAGGCTATTGATAGCCAGTATCGTTCCATGTTGGACTCCATGGCCTTAACCACCGCCCCTATGGTGGCTATGGACGCTACCCGACTGCCTCGTGGCGCTAAGTTCGAAGTACGGCCTGGTAAGGCAATCCTGACCAACGGAGCACCTTCAGAAATCCTGATGCCGTTCAACTTTGGGCGCACTGATGGAACCAATGCTGCCGCAGCTCAGAACTTCGAGCGTATGCTGTTGCAGGCTACAGGTACTGTGGACGCATCTGGAATGCCTTCTAACGTGCCTCGGGATGCTGGCGCTAGCGGAATGAGCATGGTGTTGGCTGGAATTATCAAGAAATACAAGCGTACCTTGAGCAACTTCCAGGAAGACTTCCTGATTCCGTTCATTAAGAAAGCTGCCTTCCGTTATATGCAGTTTGACCCTGAGCGCTATCCTTCTGTGGACATGAACTTCATTCCCACAGGTAATCTGGGGATTATGGCTCGTGAATATGAGCAACAACAGCTCATCGGACTGCTTCAGACCCTCGGACCAGACACTCCGGTGCTGCCGATTATCCTGAAGGGTATCCTGGCTAACAGTTCTCTGTCCAACCGAGGTGAGCTGATGACTGCTTTGGACCAGATGAGCCAGCCTAACCCTGAAGCTCAGCAGGCTGCTATGCAGGCTCAGCAGATGGATATGGCTTTGAAACAGGCTCAGACCCAGGAATTGAGTGCTAAGGCCGCTAAAGAGCAGGCAGAGGCTCAAAAGA